GCGGGGCTTTCCACGTTTTTTGCATCATCCTCCGCGCTGCTTTCAGTATCGCCAATACCAATCTGTGCCAGTAATTGCATAAGAATATCGATAATCTTTTCAGCGTTTCCGCCTCCAGCAAGGTAATCATCATATAAATCACAGACTTCGCGCAAATTCATTCCGTGATGGTACTTCTGCAGACCGCCCCACAGCATACCGACAATGACACGGGAATCCATCAAATGGTTAAGGGCCTCTGTCGCACCCATACCGAGCTGTTTTTCAACCTGCATTGCATTGAAAGTTGTCATGCGCAGGCGGTAGTCTTTCCCATTTACGTTCCAGATAATATAAGGTTTTGTCATGATAAATAAGCTCCTTTTAAGTTAAAAAGTTATGGTTTAATGAACGTGAAACGGATTTAAGAACCCGTTCCAGCTGATTCAACAATATCTTTAATATCGCTGTTAATCATCATCTTTGCCTTGAACTGCAAAGCGTCTCCAGTTCCTCCACCTGTACGAGTTGTGGACACATAAGCGCTGAACTCGAATCCGGTATGGTCAGGGTAAATCAATTTGAACCACTTAACCTGCCGTGCCAGTTCGGCGGCGCGCAGAACCTTGTAGGAGTTCATCAGCATATCGCCGCTGGTGGGCTCTGTGGAAGTGTCGTCGTTAAAGAATTCAAACTCCGGTTCACCCAAGTCCATAATGCCCGGAATGTTGCGTTTGTTCTTATCCATCAGATTTGTAACGTCGATTTTGTCCGCTTCGGAACTCATGTCCGGCACCTTGCTCATGCCGTACAGTTTTTTGTAGATACCGCCCTCTGCATCTGCCATTGAGAGGTATGTACCCAATACTACATTTTCTGCCATAATTAAAAACCTCCTCGGTAAATTGTTTTTGTTTTGTTGTCTACCCATCATGTACCGATGTAACCCGCTGGGGTCCTTCATCAATTTTCCTGTTACACGGGTGAAGCCAGCCGAAATCATCGTATCACTGACTGTCTCTGCCAGCTTTACACAGCGTTCCGGCGTATTGCCATTCTCCGCCGTGTCCCACACGTCAAGCTGGCACTCATAGCGTGAGTAGCGCTCTTTACTGTTGAGGATGGCGGCAGCGGTATTGCCAATCTCAGAGAGTGAAACATAAGGGAACTCCGAATTCACCTCTGGAAAGGCCAGCTGCACATTACACGTGGGCTTCAGCAGGGCGGCGACTTCCCGATTCATATCAATCATTTCAGATTCTTCATGTCCTCCCTGATAGACTCTTTCGCTACGTCGACCACCTTGTCTTTATTTTCGGCAAATGCCGTCCGCATGAATGGCTGCGGCGGCTGCCCATGGGACGTATGCCAGCTGCCGTCTTTGTCCTTGTACCGCCATGACTTTTTCGTTGTGTGTGGAACGGAGGGGTCTCCTTTCGGACCAGTGCCATATTCCACATAGACGCCATGTTCACAGCTGGTGCCAACGGTCACGGTCTGCGCATCTTTGGCTTCGGTGTGGATGCTCTCGCGCAGTTCCCCGGTGTCTACCGGGCACCGTTCTTTTGCATCTGATTCAAACATCGCGCCGCCTTTCAGCAAGGCCTTTTGCGTGCTTTGCTCAATACTGCCGCCCAGCTTATCCAACTTTTTTAGCAACCGGTCAAGCCCCTCCACTTTGACTTCCACCGTCAATCACCTCCAACAATGCGTAAGTGTGTGTCTGTCGGTGCTTTACAGATATGACCTTATACTCCGGCTTCTCTGCGCCTGCAGTAAAAGCAGCGCCCGTTCCGTCGGCAATCGGAGCATCCGGCGCAGCGTGTAGCTGTACCATATGCTCCACGCGCAGGCCATACAGTTCTTCGGTTGCCTTGTCGCTGACAGGCTGCACGCTACACTGAACTGTCCCGGCAGGTGTCCACTGGTAAGTGTCGCCAATGTAATCACTTGGGATTTTTTCTTTTTTGAATAGCCATGCGGTTTTATCATGCATAATGGTAAGCTCTGCGGCATAAGCGGATAAATTCATTACGGCCACAGCTTTCTGTATGGTGAAAGTGCCTGCCAATCATCCTCCGTCAATTCGACGCTTGCAGCGCTTTGCGTGGTCTTGTAGGATAGGGACGTGTCACCCTCAGAAATAGAAGAAACCACTTTTGGCTCTGCTTCCTGTCCATACCCGCGCGCCCGATACCGGCTCACCACCATATCGGCCATAAGGCCCTGCAGGCCTGCACCCGACACATCGGAAAGTCGACAGTAGGTTTTTACCTGTTCCGTCACGGTATCGCACAGCACGCTCAACAGAGCATCTTTTTCAGTATCCCTAATCCCTAACAGCAGCTTCACCTGTTCCAGCAGTGTCATGTTATCCCTTCGCTTTCGCAGGTTTTTCCGGCGGCTGTTCCGGTACAACCTTAAAACCGTTGGCAATCAGTTTGCCGGCCTCTTCCTGCGTTGCTACAATGCGGTGAACATTCAGCTTTTTTAGTTCAATCATGATTCATCCCTCCCTTATGACGCAGGCTTCTGGTTGACCCACACGGCAGCCAGCTGATTATCTGCGACCCACAAGTCATGGAATTTACGGTACTCAATCAGCCAAGCATCCGCGTTCTGGTTGGTGTTTGGGTCAAAAATTTTCATGGTATCCGTTTTGGAAATTGCGATTGGCGCGCGGCGCGGTGAAATAATCCAGTTCACGTCCACCGCACCCGCTGCCGGAGCAAAGCCGCCTGCAGCCTGTCCAGCAGTCGTCCCGTCGTTAAAGACATACGCAGTCTTCATGCGCGCGGACGGAATACGCAGAATTGGTGTGCCGTCAATAGACCGTACCTTGGTCTGCAAGCTACCCTGCGTAAACTGCGTGGTATCCAGAATTTTTTCGATTTTGTCTGACTGCGCAAGCACGGTTGCAGTTGGAATACTCATCATAATGACAAGCGGTTCAGACTCACCCACTGCATCCTGTACAGTAGAAATATCTGCGAGCAGCTTTGCAAGGATATCCGTGGCTGCAGGGGTGTATTCCATCTTGTGGGACGCACCTGCGGCCAGTGCTGCCAGTTTGCTGTAACGGTAAGCATCAACTTCCGGAATCACATTCAGCCGCTGGAATTCGGTGGTTACATTTGCGGCAGTCGCAATAAAATTGGATTCGTCTACATCGATTCGGTCAAGTTGGAACTTACGGTTTCTGTCCTGTGTCATAGTCTTTGTTTCATAGGCAAGGGTAACGCCGCCCTGCGTATAGCCCTTGTCACGGTCATAGTTTGCAAGGCCGTCCATGGTCATTTTAGGTATCTTGACTTCGCTTCCGCCGGAATACTTGACCTGTCCGGCGTTTGCCTCCATCCATCCGGATGTGGCCCCTTCCAGCATCTGCTTATCCAGCTGTTGCTGGAACAGGGTTGCCATTGCTAATGTGTTAATAGGCATAAAATATCACTCCTTAAAATGTTCCCCTTGCCGCGGCAAATGCGTCCGCGACTGCTTTTGTTTCCGGTGCGTCGGGGGTTTGCGTACCAGTCTGGAAACCATTACCCTGCGGTTTGGTTTCCTCTTGCGTGAACAGGTACCCGTCAGAGCCTTTCAGCGTTTCAAGAGCTGTATCTAGCCCATCAACGGTGCCATCTTCTTTTACTGCCATTTTGGAGGTATCCAGCAGCGCCTTAATTGCCTTCGCATTCTTGCCTTTTGCTTTTGTGATGCCAAGGTCAAGCGCAGCAGATAGTTTCGCAGCGGCTAAGTCAGAATCGTATTGCGCTTTTGCCTGCTTATTTGTTTCCTGCAAAGCATCAATCTGCTTCTGAAGTTCAGCGGCGTCGCCCGTGGACTTTTTCAGTGTTTCGAGCTGCTTGTCACGGTCTGTCACCTGACTTTCAGCCGCCTTTTTCGCCTCGTTTGCGGCATTGAAATCCGTGCGTGAAACAAATTCTTTTCCGATTTCGGAAGAAACCTTTTTGTCGATATCCTCGGTATAAGCGTCGCCAAGAATCGTTTTGAGCCATTCGAGCATATTGTATCCTTTCCCGCTGTCCTTGTTATTCCGGCCAGTCCCGGTTCTGCGGAGCGCCTATTATTTTCCGGGCGTCACGGTTAAATTTTTGCATAATGAACGAGCCTTTTAACGCCATGCTCAGGGCAAAATAGGTATAAAAATACCGCTGTGCTATTCCAGCAGGCGGTACCTATTCAGGATTGCTCTCTATCACTTCTATGATATCTTTCGGTTCCAATACTTTTTCTGCGCTGTCTGGATGCTGTCAGTGCCATACTTCTCACTGATACTTTTGCGCCATTTTTCATAGGTCATATCCGCCGGCACTGTGTAGTTCTTACCAGTCTCCGGGTTACGGGCTGTACGTTCTCCGTCAGGCTCTGTACCCCGAATGACCGGCGCAATCGTGCAGCGGTCATTCGGGTGCATCGGCGGCAGATTCACGCCGGTTTTGGCCTCAGCCACTTTAAAAACTTTCAGGTCCAGTGCACCGCAGACGGCGCAGGTCCGGGCGTCCAAGGTAGCAAGGTACGTGTATTCTTTGACACCCATTGCCTTGTAGGACTCAAGCGCCGCATCATTGTGCATCCGATTGACTTCTGTCCGGATGAGCCGGGCGGCAGCGTAAGAGCCAACGTCCATTAAGTCGGATAATTCCGCCGTCATCTGCTGGATGGATTTTCCTGCCGTGACGCCAGCGTCAATCATCTTTCCGCCTTCCGACGCCAGCACATCGCGGTTCTTCCAAACGCGGGAGGAATAGTTTTCACCCTTCCACGGATTTTGTATAGCTTGTTGCACAACCTCCTGGGAAAGCGGTACAACCGGTGCACCCGGAAGTTCGGGCAGTGCATCATACATTGTCTTGTAATAGGAATCGCCGTAGGCTTTCACAAGCTGCCGGGAGCCGGCCTTTTCTTCCTGCGCGGCCAGCTTGTCGAGTTCCGCTTCAATCGCCCTGCGCGCGGCCTGCAGGCGGCTGATACGGTACCCGTAAGCCGGGGCGTTCAGCTTTGCCAGTGCTGCCGCATCTCCGGTTTCTTCATACCGTTTGCGAAGTTCGGCAAGCAGTTCGGCGGTTTCCTGTACGGACATCAGTTCACGGGCTTCCTGCTCACTTATGCCCGTATACTTCCGGAAGTTCTGAAAAATCCGGTCAATCATTTTGACGAGCTCTTTATCAGCATCGCCATACATAGCAGCAAGGCGCTTCAAGGTGTCGGCAGTGCCATCGTGGGCTTCCGCTTCGCGCTGCAGGGAACGGAACACCCAATATTCATCGGATTTCATTCAGCATTACCGTCCGGTGATTCAGGTTCAAAGTCAGGGCATTGATTGCCGCGATTCCAAACGCAATTACGGCCAAAATGACGTATACAACAAACGTCATCAGTGGTGCCTTTCGCCGAATCATCTTTTGCGCATTTCATACAAAGACAGTTTGCTGTTAAATCATTCAAACAGCCAATATGGTGCTTGCCTTTCACGTTCCATCATCCCCTTCATCACCGCCGGGCGGCACGTCGTCATTTCCAAACATCTTACTGCGACGTTCATCGGAAGCCACCTGCTGCTTCTGCATATCTTTTTC